GCCATAGTAGTCGTAATAGGCGAGGGTAACTCTAAGGTCAGACTTGCTATAATTGAGATGAGTATTCTAGAAGACATGGTGGAGGAATAATGGAACAGCAAGGAACAACAATAGATATGGTCAATGGTCTTTCAGAGATAGCAGACTATATGCAAGACGAAGAACTTACGGTAGCACTAACAATGATTGCTAAATTAATTATAAAGCCAGACATCCCAATCAATGTTGCTCACGTAGAGATTGTAAGGCTTCAGGCAATTGCTGCAAAGATGGCTTTTAAGGCTACCTGGATGGCTAATGTTGACAAGTCGGATCGTGGAAAGAAGAATCTTTATTATACGGCAGCAGAGTCGCTTAATAATTTAGTGTCTGCACTCAAATATATTACACGCTAATCTGCTATACTTATACTAATAGAAACGAGAAACGATGACGAAGAATTTACTGCACACTGTAATGATAAAGCCAGAAGAAAAGCCGATTCACCGCATGGATATAGCGGGACTTGAGGCAAAGATTAAAGAAGGCTATACGATTACTCGTGTAGACAAGCACACAACAAAGAAAACTTTTGCACCATCAACCATTGCTTATGGCCATGGAGAGTGTGCAAGATACTGGTACCTTGCATTTGATGGTCAGATTTTTGAAGATAATGCAGACGCATACGCATCAGCAAATATGACTGCTGGCACTCTATCACATGCAAGAATTCAAAACGCAATGCTAAATGCTGGTATTGTTAAGGTTTTCCGTGATGAAAATAATGAAGCAACAACAGAGTTTAAGATTATAAATGAAGATCCTCCTATCTTTGGGTATGGGGATGTCATGTTTAATTGGCAGGGAGAAGAACTCATTGGTGAAATTAAAACAATGATGAACGAAGGGTTTGAATATAGAAAGGCATCAGGCAAGGCCAAGACTGGTCACTTGATGCAATTACTTATCTATATGAAAATCTTAAAGAAACCAACAGGTGTTATGATTTATGAAAATAAAAATAATCATGAACTTCTTTTAATACCTGTAGATGTAAACGATCATTACCGTCGGTGGGTAGACCAGGCATTTGATTGGATGAGACTAGTTCGCAAGACATGGGAAGACAGAACCCTGCCAAACAAAAACTATAGATCAAATTCCAAGATATGCAAGTCATGCCCAATTAAAAAAGCATGTGAGTCTGCAGGTCCAGGCGTGTTAAAGATAGCACCCCTGGAGATTCTAAGTGAGACACTGTAACTTTTGCGATAAACAATTTACTCAATCAGTATCGTATCAAATATACTGCTCTGTTGAATGTAGAGAACTTGCAACAAAAGAAAAAATTGCTGCAAGGTATATGCAATCAAAAAGAGCAAAAAGAAAAGGAAAGACAAGACTTTGCAAGTCTTGCTCTATGCCACTTTCAATCTACAATGATTTCCCAGTTTGCTCATCTTGTTCTATAAATCCAGACGCTGTGAGCAAAGCAATTAAAAAGATTAAGGATAAGACAGATGGTAAAAAATAAGTGGGGGCTAGAAATAAAGCCACACAAGATCTGCGCCATTGACGCTAGTACAAACAGTCTTGCCTTTGCATTATTTTCTGGAGATGATCTTGAGTCTGTGGGAAAGATTAACTTTGAAGGAAACGATATATATGAAAAGGTTATGGATGCAGGTAAAAAGGTAAAAGCATTCTTTGATATATATGATGGGTTTGAAGCAATAATTATTGAGCACACTGTTTTTATGAATAGCCCTAAGACTGCTGCAGATCTCGCATTGGTACAGGGTGCAATCCTTGGATCAGCAGGACAAACTGGAACTAAGGTTATAGGAAAAGTTTCTCCTATTACCTGGCAAAACTACATCGGTAATAAAAAAATATCAAAGGATGAGCAACTGTTCATTCGATCTCAAAATCCAGGAAAGTCTGTTTCTTGGTACAAGTCTTACGAAAGAAATATTCGTAAGGAGAGAACCATTAAGTTTATTAACACTATTTATGATAGATCAATTACTGATAACGATGTTGCAGATGCATGCGGGATTGGGCACTGGGCACTAAAAAATTGGGGGAAAGCAATTGGAGTTGACAAATAACATTATGGCTGCTAAACTATATACATCAGAAGTCTTTATGCGTAAGAGATATCTTATGGATAAGAAGACTCCAGAAGAGATTGCAAAGGAATGTGGATGCTCACTAGAGACGATCTATGTTTACCTTGCTAAGTTTGGATTAAGGAAATCAAAACGATGAATAAATTTGAAAAAGCATTAGTCGCACTTGCTGTAGCAGGTAGCGTGGGTTTTGCCTTTGCGTTTGCTGCACTAAAAGGAATTCCAGAAACATTTGATTGGGAATCTGACGAGGAGGAATCTTATGAGTGATAATCTAAACATAACCGTTGACCAAGTAAACAATCCACGACACTACACATCAGATCCATCTGGTATTGAGTGTATTGAGATAACTCGTCATCGTAATTTTAATATTGGTAATGCTTTCAAGTATCTTTGGAGAGCAGGACTTAAGGATGAAGCAAAGACCATACAGGATTTAGAGAAGGCAATTTTCTATATTAAAGATGAGATAAACAGACTAGAAGGCAAGCATGTCAACTGAAGACGATCTAGTTAAGCATCTTGACCAAGTAAACTTGGTAGTGGAAGAATACCTAAAAGGTAATGATCCAACAGTAATATCAAAGCAACTTTCTATACCAAGACAAAGAGTGGTAACTCTTATCAATGAATGGAAGGTCATGGCCTCAGCCAATGACGCTATCCGTGCTCGTGCTAAAGAAGCACTAGCAGCAGCGGACACACACTACAGCAAGTTAGTATCTCGCACATACGAAGTTATTGATGAAGCATCTATGACTAACAACCTTAGCGCAAAGACTGCAGCAATTAAACTTGTAATGGATATTGAATCAAAGAGAATTGACATGCTTCAGAAGGCTGGCCTACTTGAGAACAAAGAACTTGCTGAAGAGATGATGGAAATTGAAAAGCGTCAGGAGATTCTTGTTCTTATCCTTAAAGATATTGCCTCAGAGTATCCACAGGTTCGTGATGAAATTATGCGTAGACTTTCTGCATTTGCAAAAGACAATGAGGTGATTACAGTTGTCCACGATGTTCAATGAGTTTCTTGAAGCACTGCAGGATGATCACTTTCAGGAAATACCAGTAGACGCAAGAACATTTGTTGAGGGTGAAGCATACCTTGGACAACCACCATTGTCTGATATCCAGTATGACATTGTTGAGGCAATGAGCCAGATCTATCGTAAAGAAGATTTGATTAGTATGATGGGTGAAGAAAAGGGTACTAAGTACTACAACAAATATACAAAGAATGAAATCATCCTGCAACTTGGCAAGGGATCTGGAAAAGACTTCACATCAACCGTAGCATGCTCATATATCGTATACAAACTGTTATGTTTAAAAGATCCAGCAAAGTATTTTGGCAAGCCATCTGGAGATGCTATCGACTTAATCAACGTTGCTATTAACGCACAACAAGCAAAGAACGTTTTCTTTAAAGGTTTTAAATCAAAGATTGAAAGATCCCCATGGTTTGCTGGAAAGTATTATGCAAAGGCTGACTCAATTGAGTTTGATAAATCTATTACCGTTTACTCTGGTCACTCAGAGCGTGAGTCACATGAGGGTTTAAACCTTTTGCTTGCAGTCCTTGATGAGATTTCTGGTTTTGCATCTGAGGTTGGAACAGGAAATGAACAAGGAAAGACTGCTGATAACATCTACAAGGCTTTCCGTGGGTCAGTTGACTCACGCTTCCCTGATCTTGGCAAGGTAGTTCTTCTATCATTCCCCCGTTATCCAGGAGACTTTATTTCAGAAAAGTATGACGATGTTATTGCTGAGAAAGAAGTTATAGAAAGAACTCATCAGTTTACAATCAATCCACTTCTTCCAGAAAATAGTCCAGACAACAACTTTGAAATTTCCTGGGATGAAGATCAAATCATTTCATACAAATATCCAGGAGTATTCGCATTAAAAAGACCTACATGGGAAGTAAACCCTACACGCAAGATAGATGACTTCATGATTGCATTCATGACGGACCTTGGAGATGCAATGATGCGCTTTGCATGTGTACCAACATTTGCTTCTGATGCATTCTTTAAGCAGGCAGACAAAGTAAGAGCCTGCATGACACTAATAAATCCAGTAGACAATTTTAGAAGGTTTGCAGAAAACTTTAAGCCAGATCCAACAAAAAAGTATTATGTACATGCTGACCTTGCACAAAAGCACGATAAGTGTGCTGTGGCAATTGCACATGTAGACAAGTGGGTAAATATCCAGGTAATTAATAACTACGAACAAGTTGCACCAATTGTAGTAGTAGATGCAGTAGCATGGTGGGAGCCAAAGGTAGAAGGGCCAGTCAACCTGTCAGAAGTTAAGCAGTGGATTCAGAACCTAAGAAGAATAGGGTTTGATATTGGCATGGTTTCATTTGACCGTTGGCAATCATTTGATATTCAAAATGAGTTAAAGCAAGTAGGAATGAAAACTGATACTGTTTCTGTTGCCAAGAAGCACTACGAGGATATGGCTATGCTTGTATACGAAGAAAGACTTGCTATGCCTGCAATTGATTTATTGTTTGATGAACTAACACAGTTAAAGATTATGAAAAATGATAGAGTTGACCACCCCCGCAAAAAGTCAAAGGACTTGGCTGATGCTGTGTGTGGAGCAATATTTGGGGCAATATCACATACCCCAAAAAATATAGACACTGAAGTAGAGGTTCATACTTTTAAGGATAGACCAAAAACTCCAGAGGAGCAATTTGACTTAGAAAGTCGCAATGTGATACAATATAAACCTAGCCAAATAGAAGAAATAAAAGACTATTTGGACAGACTAAAAACACTATAAACAAGGAGAAATAAGTAATGAATTCATTCAAGAAAATCGCACTAGCCGTGGTTGCAGCCATGACTTTGGGCATGGTCGCAGTAGCACCTGCAAATGCTACAGTAATGACAGTGGCGGTAACGCTAGACGGAACAGCAAACACAACAAACGGTGTAATTGCTACCCCTGCCACACTACCAGTCCCAGCAGACAACACAATCGATGCAGCAGATGCACTACGATTTGTGGCAACAGTTGCAGCAGGAACATCAGTTACTGCAGTAGCAACTAACGCAACAATCGTATCTGCACTACACACATCAGCAGCACCAGTCGGAGCATCGTCAGGATCATCATCTTTGACAATTGCAACAGGCACTGGAACAACTGCAACATTTTTTGTCTACACAAAGACAACAGCAATTGGCACAGTTGTAATCAACAACGGTGGAACAACTCTTACATACTATGTACAGGGTACTGCTGGTAAGATCAACAACCTAACAGTTTCAGCACCTTCAGCAGGTGCAGCAGGAACTAAGCAGGATATCGTTGTAACTGCAACAGATGCATTTGGTAACAAGGTATCTGGTAAGTCAATTACAGCAACCGTATTTGCTTCAACAGCAGTTATGGACACAGCAACAGTAACAACTGGTGCTACACTAACAGATTTTGGAACAGCAACCTTCAAGGCTACTCTTCCAACAACAGGAACACGCTCACTAATTACTTTTGCACCAACAACATCATCAGATGCAGTTGCAGCAGCAGTAGTTGGTTTGACTGCTCCAACACTTGCACCATTCGCAGAGATTGCAGTTCGTGATCTAGTATCAGAACTTGCTGCACAGACTGCTGCAAAGATTGCTGCAGAGAATGCTCTTGCTGCTGCCGTTGCTAAGGCTGCAGCCGATGCTGCTGCTGCAAAGGTTGCTTCAGATGCAGCACTTGCTGCTAAGAATGCAGAACTTGCAAAGTTCAAGGACGACACAACAACAGCAGTTGCTCAGGCAAAGGCTGCTTCAGATAAGGCACTTGCAGATGCAAAGGTAGCATCAGATGCTGCTCTTGCTGCTAAGGATGCACAGATTGCCAAGTTGACTGCAGATAATGCAGCAGCACTTTCTTCTTTGAAGAAGTCATTCAATGCACTTGCTACAAAGTGGAACAAAAAGAATCCAAAGGCTAAGGTTACTCTAGTTAAGTAATTAGTCCAACATTAAAGGGGTTACCAATTACGGTAGCCCCTTTTTTGTGCAATAAAATGGTATAATCATCCTATCAGACATGTCGTCTGCAAGGGGGAAAGGTAATTAAACGACTACTAAGAATAGTAACAGCCACAGTTCTAGCCTTTGGCTGGCTACTTATAGCCCCCCAGGAAGCCCACTCTGATGATCCACTCACAGTAGCAGCCCAAGAAATACAGGAACTTAACGATAGCGTAGATGACCTTGGCTATCAAGATGATTTTATAGATCTTATAGAGATAGCAGAAAATA